CGTTCAGATGTCTAATACCGAAGCAATGTTCATCTCAGCCGTACTGCGGCAAGCTGATCATCAGACACCGATTCTTGGTGGCGTCAAGCCAAGCTGGTTCGTTACCCACGAAGCAGAGTGGGCTTGGATCGACAAGTACGTGCAGCGTCATCGGCACACACCCTCCAAGGTGTTGTTCAAATCCAAGTTCCCAGCCTTCACGGTTCTTCGATCCGATGACGTTGAGTACTGCCTTGGCGAACTACGTGACGAACACTTGAACCGCTCACTGATGGCGGCAATCAGTAAGGCAGTTGACCGGGTACGTGACAACGACCCGGTCGCTTCGATTCTGGATGACATGCAGACCTCACTGCTGAATCTGCAGGCTGACAGTGACGGCGGCATGAATGAAACCGACGTGGTAGACGACTGGGAAGGTGTCTACAACGAGGTAGCACGTAGATACGAACGCATGGTCGACCGTGGTACTGCAGGCATCCCTACCGGCTTTGCCACTATCGACCTAGTGACTGGTGGAGCACAGCCTGGTGACTACTGGATCGTTGCTGCCAGGCTTGGGCAAGGCAAGACATGGACTCTGCTACGCATGGCGGCTACTGCCGTCTACCGTGGCTTCACAGTCCAGTACGACGCCTTAGAGCAGTCACGTGCACAGATTGCGATGCGTGCCCATTCGTTCCTGTCTAGCGAACATGCCAGGGAATCCTTCCGCTCTCAAGACCTGATGTCCGGTAGGGACTTCGACCTGCTGGCCTACCGGGACTTTCTGAAGAACCTGAAAGACACCATCTCTGGCAAGCTTGTGGTGAACGACACCAGCCGTGGCCGTGTGACACCGTCGACCATTGCAGCGCAGATTGAGCGCAACCGACCGGACGTTGTGTTCATCGACTATCTGACACTGATGAATGGTCAGGTAGGGGACTGGCAAGCCATTGCAGCACTGTCTGCCGAACTCAAAGGCATTGCGATGCGCTACCAAGTGCCGATCATTGCCGCTGCTCAAATCAACCGCACTGCCATTGGGGAAGACCTTCCTGGCGCAGAGCACTTGGCCGGTGCTGATGCCATTGGTCAAGACGCCGACGCCGTGATCACGATGAAACAGATAACGCCTCACGTGATCAAGATGAAGCTTGCCAAGTACCGCCATGGTGGCGATGGGCAAGTGTGGTTCAACGAATTCCGTCCGAGCAGTGGCCGGTTCGTGGAAATCGACGGGGACACGGCTGCGGAATTGATCGCAGAAGACAAGGCGAACTCCTGATGACGTACCCATACGAATCCATGGTGCTGAAACACTTCGACGTTCGCCACCGTTCTGGAGTCGAATGGCAGTGCCTGTGCATCTTCCACGAAGACAGCAGCCCATCGCTCAGCGTCAACGTCGTATCGGGGCTGTACATCTGCTATGCCTGCGGGGCCAAAGGGAACGGCAAGAAGCTGTCAGAGCACCTTGGTGTGCTTCCCCGGCATGACGCCAACGCAACGATTGATTCCGTCTTGGGCAGGCTGCAGGAATACGAAGAGTCACGTAAGCCCAAGCAGTACTGCCGTGTCGATGCTTCCCACTGGGAGCAGCACTACCGCATCATCCCGAATTGGGCCGACGAATGGCAGAAGCGTCTAGGCGACACGTTCAGTGACGACCTCGCTGGCAAGTTTGCGCTTGGGTACGACAGCTTTCGGCATGAGCTGGTGATCCCCATCTTCGACTGGGATGGATCGGCCGAAAGCGCAGTACGTCGGAAGCTAGGGAAATTCGATGGCCCGAAGTACCTGTACTCCAAAGGGTTCAAGACATCGCACCATCTGTACGGCGCATGGCAAGTACGAGCAGCGCACCCGACCAAGCGACCTAAGCGTGTAGCCATAGTCGAAGGGTCTATCGACGCTCTTTCACTGTGGGGCATTGGAATCCCCGCCGTTGCTTTGCTTGGCTCGCAGCTATCGCCTGTGCAGAAGCGATTGTTGTACCGGCTTGATGCCGTGGAGTACGTGGTGATGACTGATCGTGATGCTGCCGGTGCCAAGGCCGGAATGCAGATTGAGCAGGCAATGCGGCACACCGGATCTCTTGTGTTGCATCCGACGACATGGCCTGCCGGTGCCAAAGATGCAGCAGAGATGTCTAGTGCTGATCGGATGTCAGTGTTCAACTTTGCACGACATACAGCCATTGACACGTAGACACGCTCGTGTACAGTGTTCTTGACGGCAATCCCCTTTCCCCGTCCTCCTTGGTGCAAGGCCCTCTGCTTTCGACGGCAGGGGGCCTTGCCATTTAGACGGCGTTCTTCCAAGGGCTTTCTTCTCGGATGATGCTTCCCGGCCGTACGTTGAACTTGTAGTTCCGCTTACGCATCGACCACGCCAGAGCGCCTGCAATGAACGTGTCCGGTGGGTGCCCTGAACCGAAGAGGTCTTTCTGCGTCACGTACTTGTGCTCGTTGTAGCAGAACATGACTCGTGGTGAATGAATGCCGAACTGTTCGATACCAGCGATGTATTCCGTGAACACCGTTTCCCGTTCACGGCCACGGAGCACCATTGGGCGCACCTTCTTCTTGTCGTATTCGATGAGGTCGTCCACCACGTTGCCAATGCCCGTTGCATCATGAATACAGATGCCACCGTACGTGTTCAATCGCTCGTTGAGATCGAAGACCATTTCCGTCCACGGCTTGCGCCCGGTGCGTAGGAACGCAACCTCCATCCAAGGTGATACATCGGTACGGAACGTGCGGATGATGGTGTAGTCCTTCTCCTTGGCCCAGTCCACCCCGGTGACGTACGTGGCACCTTCCATCGGTTCTTCGACGGTGATGTATTCGTTGAGTTCCCCTGCGAACTGCCCAAGCGCCGGGTCGAACATCTGCTCCACGAACTGTGTGTCGATAGCACGACCATCGAACGACGGTTCTTGGAGGTCGTATTCGACTTCCCACATTCGCTGGCTGACTTCCTGCTTCTTGCGTTCAACCATTTCTAGGTTGAGCCAGCCAGGCTCTTCTGCTGTTCCTAGCGATTCACGCCAGCACCATTCGTACACCGGCCAGTCTTTCTCGTTGGCACGGCGCAGAAGCTCGGTCATGGTGCCGTCTGGGTACTGGTGAGTGCTGGACACCACGGTTTGGGCACGTAGACCACGGGCATCCATCGGCTGACCCTGGGCTGCCTCAAACAGTTCGATTTCCATTTCATCGACTTCGTCCAAGCGCAACCGCTGAGGGTGTGGGCCACGAACTGATTTCTGCGATGCCATCAGTGCGATGATCCAAGCGCCGTTGTTGAGCCGGGTGGTGAACTTGGTCGGTTCGTCTGCCAGCAATCCCTTTGGCGCTAGTTCGTGATACCAGCGTTCGTGAGTCACTTCGTGCACACGCTGTGACTGTGCAGCAGAACCACCGAGCACTGTGACCTGCGCTCCAAGGGTTGCCGCTTCAAGAATGCACAGTGTGCCCATCAGTGTGGACTTGCCGCCGAACCCCCGAGATGCTTTCCAGATGGTGACCGGATACCGCCCGAAATAAGCGTCTGCTAGCGCCCGAAACGGGGACGTGTGCCCTTTGCAAATCGGATGGCGAGGGATGGTGACACCCCACACGACACGAATGTAGTGCCACAACTCTTCGTCGTCTTGCGGTGGCCTACCAAGAATCAGGCTCATGTTTCGCTCAGCTTGTTGACCCTAGAGACAAGATCATTTATGTAGCTAGCAGTAAGCACAGTCTGCGCTTCTACTAGTGGCAGGGGTTCCAATGTCTCTTGTTCTGATGGTGCTGATTCTTCTGGCGACGTTTGCCCTAGCGCTATGGCTGGAATGACAAGAGTTGCCTGCCCTGCATTCTTCAAGAAGCTTCTACGGTCCATACGTTCTCCCACTGCGCCCACAGCCCATAGGGGCTTGTACTCCTGAATTGAAAGCCTAGTACACATCTATGCAGATGAATAGATGACGGTTCACGGGCGTTGAGCCGTAGAACGGCCTATAACGCTTCCGTACCCGTCAGATGGCATCGAACTACGTTCGCCAGGCAAAGGCGGCTTAGAACGGCTCCTACGGCCCTTCCTGGGCACGTCTGCTGACACCTACCATCTTCCCCATGGCACAAAGCGATGAAGAAGCTTGGCATCAGTACCCCCATCATCGGAGATGGTTCGACAAGCTTGACCTGTCGTTGAGGCTTGGATACCGCTGCGGACCTACCGGAACCACCCCGGTGCACCCCGGTGAGTACATCGTCCGGCCCATCTACAACCTAGAAGGCATGGGCATCGGCGCACGGAAGACCTACATCAACCCCGGTGAGTACCATCTGGTAGCGCCGGGGTACTTCTGGTGCGAATGGTTCAACGGCGAGCAGCATTCCGTCACCTACATCTGGAACGGACAAGGATGGATGCCGCATTCATCCTGGCGTGGAGAGCTAGAACCAGAAAGCCTCACCAGATTCAAGCAATGGGCCAGAACCAACTG